TAGAAGTATCCGTGTAGGAATACTCTGCAATTTTAAAAGGACGAGACAAGACCTTTACAGGAGTTGAATCGGGAAAATTCGAAACAAAAAATCTTTCCGGAGAAAGACTTTCTTTTGGATCGGATTTGACATTTGTTTCCACGTCTTGGAAATTTGTTAAAGCCTTCTGAGAAGCTGGCCCATTTTCCGAGACGGAAGTCAATGATTGTGAAAATTCGTCAATAGTTTGTTTTGTATTTTCGGTAATCCTTTTCTAAACAATAATGAACTAGGGGATTGGTCTGTTCATCTGAAAAGATATACGCCAACAGCATAGCAAGAAATCAAGATCACATGCTGAAGGGGGCTGCTCATAAAGGTGTCGCCACGCACCTCCTAGTTTAACCTCGTAGGAAGAGGTATGTCAGACAGGACAGAACTGCTACGTTTCCAATATAACGCAGAAATATGAGAGTTTCACCACCAGCTCACAAGGAAGATTTAGAATTATTGATGCATATGGCCTTCGTTCCACTGGTCTAACCACCATTGATAAGGTACAACAAACGGCTGGTTATGAGGAACAGGAAGGACATGAATTCGTTCATTAATGGTTTTACGAATTGTTTCGTAAAAGGATTCACCATGCATAGCAGATTCTAATAGTGCAGAAGCGCAAGCGCTTCGAAAAGTATTAACATCAGATGTCCACATTAGGCTCATCTTAATGCTTTCTTTATCTAAGGGACAAAAAACATTCGGTCCTTCAACAGAAAATTTTCGAGACAAAAATACAGCATCTCGAATATTAATAAAAGGTATAACTGTCGAAGATTTATTAGAGTCTGTGTATTCCCAACCCAAATGTTCTTTAAAAGCTTTTGATAAAGTCTGCATATTATAATACTCTCGGACTTCTGGTCTAACTGATCCAAGGCTGTCATCTCCATAGATAAACAACCGAACGAAATCTTTAAACCGATAACGATACTCCGGAGGCACTAAAAGTTTCCACATAACACGATGCATGACTGAATTAGCAACAGAATTAAAGTAGGCGGTTCCCCACCAACCTGAAGACATTATATCAAATTGATAAAAAGCATTTCCAATATAAATAATAGGATTCAATCCAGATAAAATCACTAAAAGCAACTTTTTCTGAAAATCTTCAGGCCAGTAGTCTTTGATCATACACCAAAGCATAAAACCAATGATAAAGGGATAACGAATATCCCATTTAGAAAAATCACCTGCTATAATTCCATCAGGATGGTCCTTCGAACCATGATCATCAGGTAAATTTCCTTCTAAATCTGTTGAGTAAGCTTGCAATTGAGAATAAATATGTTTCCATTCCAAGGAATGAACATTGATACCAATTTGTATATCACCGTCCGCTCGCCAAAGTTCTGTTTCTCCAACAAATTGTGCTAAATACTGCTTAGTCATTAGCATATGATGGCGATTACCACCAGTAAAGGCTCTAGGATCTTGAGTCTTATGAAGAGGAAGCGTCTCATCTTTAAGCAGATATGTAACAATAAAATTTGGTATTTCATTTCTATTCAGTGCCTTTTGCAAAGCATCATACTCTTGATCAAATAAAGCACTAGTCTTTATTTGTGGCTGATCAAATGTATCTCTAACAACGGAGATAGCCTTTTGGTTAC